ACTTAGGTAGTGGTGGGTTGAACTTTGATACCCCAAATATGTTACTACCACCAAATACATTTTCTGAAGGTATTAATATTCGATTCAGAAACAACGCTGTAGAAACAATTACTGGTGAAGTGTTCGGTGCTACTCTACCTATTGCTGCTAATTTTGGTATTCATTGGAGACGACCAGATCAAGGCTATAATGTATTTGCTAAAGACGGATACTTTGTAAGAGTAGATGCTGCTGGTAATACCGGCTCAATGCTTAGTTCAACAGACACTAAATACAGCAATAGTGATTGGCAGGCTACACCATTTAATGGTGGTTATGCTATTGTATTTAATAATGGTAAATCAACACCATTATACTGTCTATATGGTGATAACGTAGCTCAAAACACATTACAACCATTACCTAACTGGAATTATACTGCAGGAATGACTATCTACGCTAAAGTAGTTAGATCACTTAATTATGCTCTAGTAGCTGCTAATTTAACAATCACACAAAATAGTATTGTTACTAATGCACCGGCTACTATTAGAGTTTCTACTCAGGCACCTACTGGTGGTATCCCTCAAACATGGCAACCCGGACTAACTGCTGATACAGCTGATGAGTTTGAATTATCATCTACATCACCAATATTAGATATGGCTGAGCTTCGTGGCTCTATGTTTATCTATTGCCAAGACAGTATTTCAATGCTTACTATTGGTCAACAAACAGTAGTTAAGCCATACTCTAAAACATATGGTATTTTAAATACAGACTGTGTTACTGAATTTGATGGTAACCATTTTGTTGTAGATAATAATGATATTTATATTCACAATGGGTCAGGTAAAATTGAATCCATTGCTGAGGGTAAAGTTAAAAACTATTTCTTTGATAATTTAAATAAGAGTAATCTGAATATCGTTCATGTAGTTCATGATAAATACTATAAAGAAATTTGGATTAATTACCCTAAAGGTGTTTCTACTTATTGTAATGAAGCCTTAATATATAATTATAGTACTAATACCTGGACTGTAAGACAATTAACTAATATTACATATTCATTTGCTGGGCCAAACACTAATGGTGTAGCTTATCAGTATGCTAAATCAATTATTAATTTAACTACTAATACCTTTTATACTTTAAAAACAGATGATGTTTATACTATGTATAATGGTACTAATCTAGTAGATATTAATTGGAATGTAGGAAAGAAAAGATTAAATATAGGCGATACTAAAGGTAGCTTATTAATTAGTTCTTTGTATCCTATTTTTGATAATGTACCTAATGATTCTAATATAAATATCTATATTAAAGGCCAAAATAACTATACAGACATTGTTACATACACTGATGACGATAAGTTTGTATTTGAGCCTGATAACCAAAAAGCACAAGGTTACAAAGTAGATCCACGAGTTAATGGTCGTGTTATGAACTTTAATATTACAAGCAGTGGTTACGCAAGATTAGCAATGTATGATATCGATGTTAAACCTGCAGACAGGAGGTAAGTATGCTTATTCCACCATACACTGGTGATAGAGAGCTAGATGCTTTCTTGTTTGAAGTTTATTCAAACGTAGCTAATGTTCAGGACAGTTTAACAGCTAATACTGATACAGGTATTATTTCATCTACTGAAAATCCAAGTGAGATTCTAGGTTTTATTTATAAGTATCTCAGTGTTAAGTATGCCGATAATATGTCTGGTTTAAACTTATCGGACGTTCCAACTGGTAAACTATATTTTGGTGTGCTTAACACAGATCAAGTAGTTGAATCAGTAAATCCAGCAGACTATACTTGGATTCAAGTTGAAAATGGGTTTGGCTCTGATAAGTATTTATGGGTACTACTAACTGGTAACCGTAAGGCTGACTTCAGTGTTGGGGCGGAACCACCAGACGATAACTCTAATTGGAAGCTGGTACCTAATAGATCTATTAACTTAGATAACACAATAACAGAATATAAAAAATACCTTACAATTAGGTTTGCTGATGATACTGCTGGTAACGGTTTAAGTGAAACACCTACTAATAAACTGTTCTATGGTATTTATACTTCAGACGAGGAAGTAGCTTCTACTGTACAAACAGACTATGAGTGGTCACCATATAACTTTAGTACATCTATTGAAATGTATTATAGGGCTTTTGGTGGTAGGCAGATTGATATCAGTCCAGCACTAACTAAGCCTGTTAGCTTTTTAACATACACTAATGGTTCTTTTATTAACCTTGATATCCCTACATTTGCTGCGGTAAGTAGTTTAGGTGTATTAAATGAAGACCCATTATCTGTGGTATCACCAACCAGATACTTATTACTAAGATTCGCCGATAGTATTACTGGTAGTAACATTACGTTAGACCCTACAGGAAAATCTTTCTTTGGTTTACAAGCTACTGATGTAACGTTTTCTTCAGAAGATCCTGCAGCATACACTTGGTTTGCATTACCTTCAACACTTATTACTAGCATCAATTTATGGTATAGATCTATTGGTAACAATATCATTAGCTTTAGCTATACACTAGATTCACCAGACTCAACGGGTTGGTACAACGCTTCTACCCCAGGTAATGTACAAGATTATATTGACGTATACGCTCGATCAGGTTTAGTTGTAGCGGATATTACCTCACCAGCAGACGGTAAAGTTGCTTATACACAAGGTGTTAATGGTATTTATAATATCAGTTTAAATCCCTACGGTCAAGGGTCTAACACTGGTGGTTTTACTATTAATCCGTTAGAAACATCTGAAATTCAGATTGATGAGTTTGGACGTATTATTCAAGCAGGTGCATTGGACCAAGTAAGGTATAGCTTATTTGTATTTACAGCTACTGCTGGTCAGACTGTATTTAGTGTATCACAAGCACAACCTAATCAAATACTAGTGTTTAAGAATGGTGTACTATGTAAATATGGTACTGACTATACTAGAACAAGCACTAATATAACATTTACTACACCATGCGTACTAAACGATACTGTATCAGTTTACTATATTAGGCTTATTGATGCTGTAACCTCCTTAGACAAAGTACCATTTACTACAAGTTATATTAACCTAGTTAACGGTCAAACAGATATTCTTCATAGTGCTGTAGAAGGTTCTGAATTACTGTTTATTAATGGTGTATTAATTGTAGATACTGATTATACGTATCTAGGTAATAATACCGGCTATAAATTGAAATCCAGTGTATCTAACGGTGAAGCAACAGTTATTTCTTTTGTAAACAATAATGGTAATCAATTAATATTTGGTGAGAATTACGCAGAAACAACTTATGGCTCTTCATTGGTTAGCTTCCAAACACCATTCCAAAGGAACTCTTCATTAATTTGGTACAATGGTGTTAACCTAAAACCAACATCTGACTTCACAATCCCTGGAGCTAATGATTCTGCATATAGTGTTACATTATTAGGTAACTTAACTTATGGTAGTCAACCTTTACAATTTGCTTCATTTAAGTCTAGCGGTGCTGCTTCTTCAGGTGGTATTGGAGCTGATGCTGTTAAAGGTATGGATATCGAAATTGAAATTGAAAAGAAGCTCAGTATTAAAGATTTGATTATGGATCTCCAAAGTCAGGTTGATAGCTTAAAAGAAGAGCTTAGTTATCTAAAAGGAAATATATGACTCAAGCAATTAACTTAGCTAACTTGGCTAACAACGTAGATGCTTCCGGTAATCTCTCTCCCTCAGCGTTATCTGGTAGTGTGCCTGTAGCTAAAGGAGGTACAGGAGGCACTACTCAAGCTACTGCCCAATCAGGGTTAGATGTACCATCGAGATCAGGTGCTAATGCAACAGGTATTTGGGGTATTAGTATTACTGGTAACGCTGCTACAGCTACTTCAGCTACTTCAGCGTCATCTACACCATTACTCGCTAGTGGGAACTGGCGTGTAGAAGTTGTGGCTGATGAATTAGTTTTTAAATATAACAATACAATAGTAGCTAAAATCGGTACTGATGGTTCCGTAGTTAGCGCTGTATAAAGGAGGCCAATAATGGCAACAACTTTAAATTCTTCTGGGATTACGTTTCCAAATGGAACTACTCAAACTACTGCTGCTAGTGGCGCGCCTACTGACTTGTATGCAATTGGTACGTATGTAATAGCAATGGTTCCAGGTACAAACTATAGTGTAAACAATACACGTAGTGGGGCAGGATTATATGCATGCTCAGCTGCAACTGAGCTTTATAATAATGGTTATGGTGAAGCGTGGCCATCTGGATCGTTACATACCAATATAAACACAGGATCATGGCGTTGTGTTTCACCATCTTCAAATAATAAAGTTTGGGGGTATGACAACTTGTATCGCAGACAAGCTGGCTTATGGGTACGTTACGCTTAACTAAAGGACACAAATGTTAGCATATACTAATATACAAAACCCGCAATGGGTTGATAATGACAAAACAGCAATTAATTGCGAAGTAGATTTTGATGATATCGATGGTTTTACACCATTCACAGCTAATCCTAACGATACTGTTGAGCATGGTAGGAAAATTTATCAGGAGCTAATTGAAGGTAAATGGGGAGTAATTGCTGAATTTATCGATCCAAATACAAAAAACAATTCTAATTTCCCAACAGCACCATCTGGTAGTTTGCCACTAGCACTATTTTAATAAGGACATATAATGAGCCAACCAATCGTACAAATTAATTGTGTATCTAATCTCTTCGCCCGTATGATGTATTTTGAGAAAACAGGTGATAAAGAACTAGGCCATACTCACGCTTTTGATCATTTAACCCTTTTAGCAAAGGGTAAACTTCGTGTATCAATTAATGGTCAAGACACTGAATTCCAAGCCCCTCAAATGATTTTTATTAAAGCAGAGCTTAATCATGAACTCACTGCGTTAACTGACGGAACAGTTGCTTATTGTATTCATGCGCTAAGGGAACCTTCTGGTGATATTATTGCACCTGAAAATGTACCTCAAGCAGAAGAACTTACCGCACTAGTAAATTCACTTGTTAACCCAACATGATACTTAACCTAAACTTAGAGATACCTGACTTCTCTAGTTTAGAAGAATTTGTAGAGTGGTATACCTCTAATGGCATGCCACTTTTACCCCCATCAAATAGAGAAGTATTTTTATCTGACGATGCTACAGCTACTTGTTTATTTCGTCATAAACAATACCAAGTAGAATTGTATTTAATACATCCCAACCCTATTATCCCTATACACGAGCATCCAGGTGTAGAAAATTTAGAGATACCTCAAGCATCTTGGTCTGATAAAATTGATTATAACCAAATACAACGTTCGGGTATGTCTCATGGTGTTGGGTTTAAAGAAAGAGCTAGCCATAATGGTTTTGCACTTTATTCCGCACAAAAATGGGATGATAATTTAGAATTATCAACCATTGGAGCTAGGTGGAAAGGCCACACTGCTGGACCTATGCACGAAACTTTGATTAAAAGATTTAACCCAGATTGTTTATGTTATCCTGGGTATGCAGATGTCACTACAACATCTAAACAAATAAATATTTATTAAATAGCATGATCATCCGTCAACTAACACACGAAGAAACAATTCAACATTGGGCTACTATATCTAGTTATCTAGAAGAAGTACTCAAGCATGGACAAGGAGAATCAACACTAACGGATTATCTTAGAAAGATTCTTAATAACTATGCTCATTGTTGGGCTGTCATTGAGGACGGTCAGATTCTCGGTGTTGGTTTGACTGAGTTCTTACAATACGCTCAACATAAAACACTTCATATTATTGCTTTTAGTGGTAGTAACTTTGAAGAACAATCTAAAGTCTTTCCAACCGTAGAGCAGTTTGCTCGGGACACAGGTTGCGCTAGGATTGAAATGTGGGGTCGTAAAGGTTGGCTTAAACAGCTACCAAGATATATTCCCGGTTGGGAAGAAGCCTACACTGTAATGAGTAAAAGTTTATTATGAAACACTATGTATATCTACATTACAAACCTGATGGCTCTCCGTTTTATGTAGGGAAAGGTGTAGGTAAAAGAGCTTATACTAAATACGGTCGTAATAACTACTGGAAAGCTGTAGTAAATAAATACGGATACTACGTAGAAATACTAGATTATTTTCATACAGAAACAGAAGCCCATAATAGAGAAATGGCTCTAATTTCTACTTTAAAATCTTCAGGTTTTAAACTATGTAACATGACGAATGGTGGTGAAGGAACCTCTGGTCGTGTTTATACTGAAGAAACAAAACAAAAGATAGGTATTAAATCTAAAGGTAGAATCCATAATAAAGGATTTAATAATCCCAGTAATAAATTATCTAAAGAAAACATAATTGATATAGATAACAAAATAAAACTAGGAATACCTTCAATTGATATCGCAAAAGAATACGGTATAGCAGATACAACCGTTGCCAAAATTAAGTATAGGCAAAAACAATTGTATCGGGATATATTAACCTGAAGGATTTAGAATGAAATATACAAAAAGAAATATCACTAAACATTATGGTGGAGGTGGTGGTACTCAAACTGTTGAGACTATTCCTGAGTGGGCAAAGCCTGCTATTCAAAAAGTACAAGGTGAAGCTGCTTCCAAGTATGAGTCTGGTGCTTTAGGTAAAGTAGCTGGTGCTACTGAGAACCAACAAACAGCCTTTGATATGGGTAAAACCATTAGTGCTACTGGTGAACAAGGTCTTGGTGCATTATCAGATCAACAAGCTCGTCTAGCTGAAATGGCTAAGACAGGTGGTGCTGCTGAACTACAAGATGCCCTTAAGCTAGACGTAGGTATGTCTTCAGCTAACCTTGGTAATCAGTTTGGTTCATCTGGTGTATTAGGTTCTGCAAGACATGCACTAGCAGATAGTTCTGCTGAAGCAGCTGCTAAAGCTAAGTATGCTCAACAAGTTATTGCTAACAAGTCTGCTGCAGAACAAGCTCTTGGTACTTCTGTTGGTCAGTCTACATCTACTGCTGGTACTACAGCTTCTAACTTAGCTAAACTAGGTTCTGAAGAAAGAGCTATTGACCAACAAATTGCTGATAAGGATTGGCAAGCACTACAACGTTATGCTAGCACTGTATACGGTAATCCAGCAAGACAACAAGCAGTGTCTGGAGGTAAGTAATGTACAATCAAGATCCTTGGTCATGGGTTGATCAACAGAAACCTACAGCACCTATGGTAAATACTATTGCCCCATTAGCTGCTTCTCAAGAACAAGCTCCCGGTGCTGTTAATGCACAAGACCCTACTATGCAACAATTACAAGCTATGGGTACCGGTAAACTTATTGAAGGTACTGCTAGCGGTATTAGTACTGGTATTAAAGCTGGTATGGGTGCTGCTAACGCTGCTGCAACTACTGTACCTACAGCTGCTGAGTTAGGTGGCTCGTTTGCTACTCAAATGGCAGCTGCTGGTGTACCCGGTACGGCTGTTGCTGGTGCTGCTCCATTAGCTGCTGGTACTGCTGCAAGTACTGCAGGAACCGCTGCAACTACGGGTCTAGCTGCGGGTGGTGAAGCTGCCTTAGCCGCTATGGGTCCAATTGGTTGGGCAGTAGGCGCAGGTTTACTAGCACATAAACTAGGAATTTTCTAAGGAGATACTATGGGACCGCTATCAGCGAAACAACATAGAGAATATATTAAGCTTGATGCTGAAGAACAACGTAAGAACGCTGCATTCACTCAAGAACAACAACGTAAAGAACAGCTACATCAACTAAAGCTTCAGGAAGCTGCTGCTAAAGCGTCCCAAGGTATCGCTCATAAAGAAGACACTCATGCGATGAAATTAGCTGAGGGTACTGCTAAAGTACCTCGTATCAACAGACAAAAGCTTGGGCTACCTTCAATGAATCCATTAGCGGGTGCTGAAGTACTAGGCCAAGGTCAGAAACGTTTACCCGGTATGGTTCCTATGGGTACTGATACAGTTCCCGCTATGCTTACTCCCGGTGAAGCTGTTATCCCTGCACCAGCTGCTCAGAACCCTAAGAATAAGAAAGCGATCAGACGTATGGTTAAAGAAGGTCGTAAGAAGAATGCACAGGGTTTTTCGGATGGTACTACTGGGGTACAGTATTACAATAATGGGGTTACTGGTGTACCATTTTTAATTGGTGCAGATACAAATCAAGAATTATACAATAAAGGTTTGATGTCTGCTTCTGCTTTTGCAGCTGAAGAAGCTAATCGTAAAGCTATGGGTGTACCACAATTACAACCAACATTATTAAGTACGATCACTGCAGAAAATCCAGTACCAGTACCTAATATTGGTAGACGTTATGGTACAGTGGCAGATGTTTACGCAGGTAATGACCGTACACCTACACCTGTTCAACCTGTACCCGCCCCTATTGGCACACAAACTAATTATTCTCAATCAAGTAGCGCATTTTCACCTGAAGAACTACAAGCTCAAAGAGTTACTGAATCAGGTAACCGTATGAAAGATAGCCAAGGTAGGTATATTGTATCACCCACTGGTGCTATGGGTATTGCACAATTAATTCCATCAACTGCTTACAATCCAGGTTTTGGTGTTAAACCCTTAGTCGGCGAAGAAATCTATGATGAAAACAAACAGATTAGATTTCAAAATGATTATATGGACGCTATGAATAAGCGTTATGGTGGTGATAAAGATAAAGCATTTACCGCCTATAACGCAGGTCCAGGAGCAGTAGATAAGGCTATTGCTGCTGCTACTAAAGCTGGTGATGCTTCCAAATGGAAAGATTATTTGCCCTCTACTGAAGCTAAAGAATACTACGGTAAAGTAATGTCTAATATGGGTGGTCGTGGTGTAGTTAACCCTGAGGTTCCTGCAATGACGGGTTCTCCATCAAACATGCCAGAACAACCTGTTGTTGGTAAGACTGAAGATATTCCAAGACAGCTTGATTTAGCAGAGACAGGCACTATTGTTGCCGAACAAGATCAACATCAAGAAGACATGAATGCACTTGATAGGAAGATTGCTGACTTAAGTAAAGAGTATCAGTACGATATCTCCGATCTAAGTGAATCTGCTAAAAAGATGGACGCATCACCTGAAGAAAAGCAGTCTTGGTTAGCTAATGCTATTTCCTCATTATATAATGAGAAAGGTACTGGTTTATTTAATGATCAAGAACTAATGCGTTTTGCTTTAGTAGCTGCTGGTGGTATGCTTACTGGTGGCTCGACTGGTGGATCATTAAGATATGCAGCTAGAGATGTACTACAATCAGCTGATCGTAGAG